GGAGAAGGAGAAGGAGAAGGAGAAGGAGAAGGAGAACAGCAAGAGACTGCTCAGGGTGAAGGAGACGAGGAAGAATATCAGTTTCCTGATTATCCTCAAGGAGATCCAAACTATGGTTATCCAGACGGTCTTCCGGGTGGTGGACGAGGTGGAACAATATACGACGTTCCTGTTCAAGAAGAACCCGGTCTTACTGTTGGTATTGGTATTCCCTCTATAAGCAGTGGAGGAGACGGTGGCGGCGGCGGCGGTGGAGGTATGTTAAGAACAGCTTCTAAGTTTACTCCATACATGGGCGGCATTAGCTACCAACTACCTCAAGATCAAATGATTCTGTACAGACCACCAACAGCTAACGAAATATTAACAGACTTTACAAATGGCCTAGTTAGGCAACGAGGAATGCTTGTATGACGTACCTTAATATTGTTAACAATGTGTTACGTCGTTTAAGAGAAGAAGAAGTAACTACTGTTACAGAAAACACTTACTCAACTATGGTAGGTGACTTTGTTAACGACGCAAAGACATTAGTAGAGCAGGCCGCTGATTGGTCTGGTTTGCGCACTACAACAAGTGTTTTTATTGTTGCTGACGATAACGTGTATTCTTTAACAGGAAGCGGTGACGATGTAAAGGTAATGTCAGCTTACAGTTATCTTACTGCTACTGGGACTGGTCCGGGAAACCTTTTACAATACCAGACTAAAGATTGGTTTAACGATCAACAATATATAAACAAGAGTTTAGTAACAGCAGCTAAAGGAGGTGTTACAGGCAAGCCTTTGTACTATACTTTTGACGGTTTAGACGATAACGGTGATACTCAAATTCGTCTTTATCCTATGCCTGATGCGTCTTATGGAGGTCGTTTTCAGTTAGTCAAGAGACAAGCAGACCTAGTAAACAATACTGATGTTTTGCTTGTTCCTTCAAAACCTGTGATACATCTTGCTGTAGCTTTGTTGGCACGAGAGCGTGGTGAAACAGGCGGTACTTCTACTGCTGAATACTTTTCTATTGCTGACAAGTACCTATCAGATGCTATTGCTATTGACGCAGCAAAGCACCCAGAAGAGATGATCTTTAGGACTATCTAATATGGCCCAAGAACTACGTAGTATTAATCTTGTAGCACCAGCCTTCAAAGGGATCAACACCGAAGACTCTCCTATTGCTCAAGACCCTTCGTTTGCAGAAGTAGCGGACAACGCAGTTATTGATAAGCGTGGTCGTATTGCTGCACGTAAGGGTTATGAAGTTATCACTACTGACAAAACAGAGCTGGGCAGTGCCAGTATACGTGCTATAGGTGAGTTCAGAGACAGTGGCGGTCCTACTAATGACGTTATATTTTCTGTAGGTAACAACAAAATACTTAGCGGTACTACTACGCTTGTTGACGAAACACCCGCTAGTTATACTATTACTGCTGACAACTGGAAGATGGTCAACTTTAATGACTATATGTATTTCTTTCAGAGAGGTTACAAGCCACTAGTTTACAGTACAGCCATAGGCAGTGTTGTTGAGATGGATGACGCTGCTGTTCCGTTCAATGCTGGTGTAACTTCTGCAATGTACGGTAATGAGGTTCTTGCTGCTTATGGTCGTCTCTGGACCGCTGACTTCGATAACGACAAGTCTACTATTTACTGGTCTGATTTGTTAATTGGACATGATTGGTCAGGTGGTACTAGTGGCAGTATCAATATCTCAAAAGTCTGGCCTGACGGTTATGACGAGATTGTAGCCCTAGCTGCTCATAACAACGCACTGATTATCTTTGGTAGACACAGTATTGTTGTCTATGGTGGTGCTGACGCTCCTGCTACTATGGCTTTGTCAGACACTGTATCAGGCGTAGGTTGTGTTAACCGTGACACTGTACAGTACACTGGCACTGACGTTATCTTTTTGTCACACACGGGACTACGTAGCTTTGGCAGAACAATACAAGAAAAGTCAATGCCTATTAGTTCTTTGTCTAAAACAATTACAAAAGACATTATTAACTTAATACAAAATGAAACAGAGTTTTTTAGATCTGTATACAGCCCAGAAGAAAACTTTTACTTATTGACATTTGTAGAACAACAACTAACTTTTTGTTTTGACGTTAGAGGAACATTAGAGGACGGTTCCTACAGAGTAACACGCTGGCCTGCTTCTGTCTTTACAGCGTACAATAGATTAAACAATGGTACTCTTTATATAGGATCTTCCAACGGTATTAGCGAATACAAAACTTATTCAGACAATGGTAGTTCGTATCGTTTCAAATACTACAGCCCTAGTTTAACCTTTGGAGATGTTGCACGTCTTAAATTTCTTAAGAAACTAAAACCTACTATTTTTGGAGCAAACAGTTCTACAATATTTATGAAGTTTGCTTATAATTTTGCTACTGATTTTAGAACAACAGAGTTTTTAACAGGTAACCAGATTCCGGCTTACTTTAATGTTAATGAGTTTCACGGAGACGATCCGGGAGATGAGTCTAATCCTTTGTCAGAATATACAGTAGGACAGTTAACTAGTCAACGTAGTCTTAACGCAACAGGTAACGGAACAACAATAGTTATTGGATTAGAAGCTGATATTAACGGTCACGTTTTATCACTACAAGAAATTAATGTATTAGCCTTGCTGGGCAAGACAGTTTAACGGAGAAATATAATGGCTGTAGATACAAGTAACCTACCATCAAGTCCTTCAGGATTACTAGACTTTTTAGGCATATCAGGAAATCAAGCCGCTGGTGGTGCTTTAGGCGCTGCTGGTTTAGCTTTAGCTGAGAGAGGTTATTCAGCTTTAGGAGACATTGGTAGAGAGGCTTTTCAAAGGCTTTCTACGGGCTACACTGACCCAGACACTGGAGTAGTTACGCCTGCCCTTGCTGACCAACTAACAGGCATGACAGAGTTTCGTCCGTTTGGTGTTACTACTGCTACTGGTAGTCAGTTTGGTATGCAAGTTGATCCTACTACAGGACAGCTAACGTCTACCATGACACTCTCTCCTGAAGAGCAAGCACGTCAACAGCGGTTGTTTACTGCTTCTGATGAGTTCTTAGGACAAGCTACAGGCATGTCAGTACCTGAGCGTGAACAGGCTGTGTTTGAACGTATGCAAACTGCTATGTCTCCTGCTCAGGAGCGTGAGCGTCTTGCGTTAGAACAACGTCTAGCTGCACAGGGTCGATTAGGTGTTACTACTGGTATGTTTGGTGGTACTCCTGAAGCGTTAACACTAGCTAAGGCTCAAGAAGAAGCACGTAACCAAGCTATGTTAAGTGCTATGCAGTTTGCTGGACAGGAGCAAAACCGTTTAGCAGGACTAGGTACTGGTCTAATGCAAGCAGGCTACGTACCACAACAGCAGTTGCTACAAGGTATCACGCCCGGAATGACAGCGGCAGAGCAAGCACGACAGCAACAAAACATTCAGGCTCAGACGTTTGGTGAGACTTACGCTACAGGTCTTGAGGCGTTACTACAGGCAGGTCTTGGACAGGCTGGTATTGCTGGTGGGTTTGGGACTCAGTTAGCGTCAACGGCTCTTGGCGGTCTGTTTAGATAAGGAGAAACATAATGGCTACGTTTTCACAACAGTTCCTAGCTAATCTAGGAAGACCTGCCATGACGCAGGGTATGTTAGACCTTGGTACTGCTATTGGTGGGTTGCCTGCTCAGGCTAGAGAAGCACAACGCAAAAAAGATCAGCAAGCATTATCCAAAGGTTTGTTTGGTTTAGAGCAAAGTGCTTTAGCTGGTGAGCTTACTCCTGAGATGTATAAAGAAGCTGTTGGTTCTTACACTGCGTTGATGCAACAAAACCCTGAACAAGCAGACGAAATTAGAAAGTCTCTTGCTAGAGTCGGTGCGTCTGTACGTGAGCAAGATAAAACTCAAAAAGGAATTGGAGCAAAAAGAGAGATTAATAATCTTAAAAATGCTGCGTTAGCTGTTCAAAAAAACAGAGGTTTATCTACAGAAGATAAGCAAGCAACGCTAGCTAAAATGAAACAAGAGCTTAAAAGAATACAAGAAGCTAATCCAAACATAGATCTTACTCAATTTGATGGTATGTTTGAAGATGTTGTTGTTGAAGCTCGACAACTAAACAAAGCAGAAGATGTTGCTCGACGTGATGCAAAAACACGACAAATATCTCAAGCATTGTTTCAAATAAAAGACTTAGATGCTCTAGAAACCGCTACAGATAAGATGCTAGCAGGAGACGAAGAAAACGCTGAGGCTATTAAGAAATTTTCTTCTCTTCAACAACAGTTTATTTTAGATAAGCAAGAAAGAGATCGGCGTACTCAAGAACGAGGCTACGATGTCGCAGGTGAAGTACAGCCTGTTAGAGATAGACTTGAAAGTGTTCCTGAAGAGTTAAGAAGCATTGTAGAAGATAAATTATCTGCGGCAGAAGATGAACAAAAAAGGTACAGAACAAACGGTACTTGGACTAACGCTATTGCTAGAAAGAAAGCTGCTAATTTAATTGACGAAGCTGAAGATCTTATAAACGCCTATGTAGTGAGAGAAGTTAGTTTAGAGCAAAATGCGGTTGCTGGTCTTGAAAGTGAACTAGCTGATATTAGATCAACAGGTCCCGGAACTCCTAACAGAAACAATATCATAGCAACACAGAACACGCTTGCTATACGTGATTATGGTAGGGAATTTGACGAACTGCCTTCTGCAAAAAAACAAGACATTCAAAAGAAAGCCGCAAAAGAAGAGCAGGACAAGTTAGATGCTGCTTATAACGCTAAGCTGCGTACTACACAAGCACAGTTAGCCGCTCTGCGTGGTGAAGAGCCTGAGCAGGTAGAACCAAAAGAAGAAACCTCTAAGTTTCTTGAACCTGTTTCTAAAGAGGCTGTAGCGAAAGCAAGAGCTAATGGACAAACTAACGCTCAGATTAGGCGTACATTTCAGAAAATGGGCGTAGACAACGCAAAAATTATTGAGCTACTTTTTGACTAGGAAAAATCATGGCTAAAGAATGGTACGAATACGGCGCTGATGAAACTGTTCCTGATTCTGCATACGTTCCTTGGTATGAGCGTGAGCCTGAAGAAGCAGAGGTTGAAGAGTACAGTTCTGTTAGAGCAGGGATTGTAGACTTTGTTGAGTCTGCTGTGGGTGCTGGTGATGAACTAGATGCTACTATACGTTTGTTGACAGGCGAAGCTGAGAACTGGACTGATGCTATAACAACTTCTCGAAAGCAGCTAAGAGCTTTTGAAGAAGATAATCCTTACATGTCTGGTGCTTTAGACGTTGCAGGACTAGCGGCAAGTCTGTTTATACCCGGAGCGGCTCTTTCAAAACTTAGTCAAGGTACGTCACGCGCAACACGAGTAGCAAAGGCGGCTGGTTTAGGTGCCGCTGAAGGTGCCGCTTATGGATTCTTGTCAGGAGAAGATGAAGAGAGACTCGAAAGTGCCGCTATTGGTGCTGGAGCAGGCGGTGTTTTAGGAGGCGTAGCTGGTCGTTTTTTAACCAAAGGTGCAGACGAGCTAACAGAACAGCCTCTTCGTAGAGTTGTTGAAAAAGAAGATGCTGTTGTTGACATTGGTGGTGCAGAGGGTTTTGTTAATCGTGGTCGTGCCTCTTCAGGTACAGGCGACTTAGACCCCAGCACACACCAACGTAAGTCTACCTCTGTTGTTGATGATGATCTTGCTCCTGATAGCATTCATGAAAACCCTAAAGAAGGTAGTAGAATACGTGGTGCGTTGTTCTTAGGTACTCGTGAGTGGATTGAAAAGAATGTAGGCATTAGAGCTGCACGTCTCGTTGAAGATGCTGAGACAATGGCTCGAACAGAGTACGCCAAAGTTGATGAGATCTTTGACGGCGAAGAGTTTAGCAGATTCTCAGAAATGCTTGAAGGTAACCCTACTCTGAAAAGTTTCTTCTTGCGAATGAACAAGAACATTGATGAAGGAAACAGAGTAACTTTTGGTCAAGCAAGAAAGTTTGCTCAGACACCTGAAGAAAAGCAGCTTGTTGACATGTTAGAAGTGGAGTCTAAAGTTCTGCGTGAGCTTGACTTTGTTCCTTTTGATAAAGCAGATGATTACTTTCCTACTACTAACATAGCAGGCACATCAGGAACAACAAAAATATCGGACTATGACACCCCTACAAACTCTCTAAGAACTATGGCTAAAGACGTAGCTGTAGCTAATGCTGTGGCTAAACGCTTTAATCTTGATATGTCTAAGTATGCAGACGAAGCTCGTAAGTTAATTGTCGATACTGACAAGCCTATGTCTCGCTTAGAGTTTGTTATCAAGAAGGTTAGAGACGAAACTCGAAAGCAGGCAGCAAAGCAAGGTA